GTTATCGCTTCGTATGATGGTATGGCAGTGCCTTTTGGCACTGTCTTCAAAGCGCCGGCTGGTTTTTCCAGCAATAACTGGCAACTCGCTGGCGCAGGCAGTGCAACTAATATCTTTGCAATGTCGTCAGGTGGCACTCCGTATCGTTGGGATCTTGCAGGCTACGCGAAGATCACGCTTGACGCATCATCAACTGCCAACAGGCTGATGACACTAGCGGGAGTTAGCGGATTTGAGCGCGGTATGATACTCGGTATTGGTGCCGGCGGATCTGGCGTTGCTCTAAGTGGAGACGGAACAGTTCGTGCAGGAGGGCTATCTTTTATCGCGTCAGGCACAGAACCTGTAGTGGCGTATGTCGCTCCTGGGTATGATAGCAATGTGTGGCAGCAACTAACTGTCGCAGATGTGCCACCGCAATCGCTGACTAACGGAGGAACAGCGAAGATTACCTTTACCAAAGTCACGCTCGCGTAAGGAGAGAATATGCATATCCGATTTGACGATGCTGGGAATATTACGACTTGGGGCGAGGTTGAACTTCCTGAAGCAACGAAAGTCGCCAATCCACCAGCCGATTTTAGGGAACTAGGATTCCAGAAGTATCGCTGGGATGGCACGAAGTTAGTCGTGCGTGCGGATTTTGTTGAGCCTGTGTTTGCGCCTGAGCCTGAAGTTCCAGCGGAGCCAGAGGCTCCGGCTGATCCTGAATGACCAAGAGCCAAGTTGACGCGATCCTAGATCGTCTTGACCGCATCGAGGCGGAAGTCGCTGCCGTTCGCGTAGAACTGGCAGAGGCTCGGGGTGCCTACCGGCTCGCCAAGTTCGTCATCGCCCTCTTGGGCATCAGCGGGCTGGGAGGCCTGACAGCCTGGCTATCTAACGCTAAGTGAATCGCCGTCTGCTCGCACTTGTTGCGGCGGCGGCGATTTTCTTGCCGTTCACGCGAGCATACGGGCTAGAGCCGCTCCCAGATTGGGACACGGCGACAGACTCCAACGGCTCCGTCACGCTAAACGAGGACGGCTCCCTGACCATCATCGGGGCAAATGATCCGCTGCCGGAGCAGCCACGCTGGGACGCATCCACGAGCGCGACGACGACGGCCACAGAGTCAGAGACCGTGGGCTTCCTGTGGACATACTGGACGACGGATGGCGCGCACTACGACAAGCCGCAATACCTCAGCACGGCGGGCTGGATCAGCCTTGCCGAAGGTGGCGCGCAACAGGCGAGTGGCTATCTCGAGGTGGTGCTCGTCGCGGGCGACCTGTTCGGCTTCCGCATCCTCTCGACTGACTCGTGCTGCGGCATTGGCTACCTGAACATCGCCTCTGGCAGCCCTACGCCCGCTCCTACGCCCGAGCCTACGCCTGAGCCGACTCCAACTCCAGAGCCGAGCGTAGAGCCGTCTCCGTCGCCTACAGAGCCGCCTACGCCCGATCCTACCTACGAGCCTGATCCTACGGAGGCACCAAACACGCCTGAGCCGTCGCCGGAGCCGTCGCCTGAGCCTACGCCAGAGCCGACCCCTGAGCAGACGCCAGAGCCAAGTGAGGAGCCATCAAATGAGCCAACACCTGCACCAACCGAAGACCCGTCTACCTCACCCGAGCCGTCGCCCGATCCATCCGAAACCCCTCAGGAGTCTGATTCCCCTTCTCCTGATCCCACTAGCCTTCCTTCTCCTGAGCCAGAACAGCCCTCTCTGCCGTCTCCCGTAGAGGCGGTCGGCGCAGCCGTAGAAGCGGTCGCCGAGGTGTTTGGCGATCTCGCCGCGATCGGTGAGATCGGGAAGGATCTTGACTCGACAGAGAAAGAAGAAGCGCAACCCTCCAGCCAAGTCGCGAGCGTGACTGCAGCGGCAGCGAATGCTGCGCGTGGCACGAGTGGCGGTGGTGGAGGTGGCGGCGGCGGAGGCGGCGAGATCGGTGGCCGTAGCAGAAAGGGTCGCCGCTAATGTTCAAGAACATCATCCTCGATCTCATTGGTGGAGCCTGGACGATTCTAGGACTCCTGTTTGCCGTCGTCGTCTTGCCAGAGGGTCAGACGCAGAGCACGATGGCAGCACTATTCGCCATCTTGACGATCCTATGGATCGCGACTGGCCCACTACGCTGGAGGGAATAAATGGCACGCAGCGCGGATCACATTGAAGATATCCACGAGCAGGGATGGACGCGAGTTGATACCGCGCCGGGCGAGTGGGTGGCACTGGTACCGAATGACGACAACAGCCTCTGGGGTGGCACGCTATGGAAGCGCGCCGCAGATGGCAATGACTACAGCGAGGGCTGCACGGTCGGGCATCCGATCAGCGCCGCGCTCGGCTTTGAGTCAGCCGCCCGCGCCATCGCGGTACTGATCAAGGAGGAGAACGCCAAATGAAGATGCGGATCAAGTCCCAACTCTACTCGGACGCCGAAGCGCAGAAGAAGGTCGGGGCTATCCTTGATGACTGCGGGCCGTCCAGCGCTGCGGCTGCCGTCGCCTATGTGAACGGCTACTCGCCTGACCTGAAGGCGTCCGATGGCGTCGCCGCCAAAGAGCGCGCGACCGGCTTCAAGGAGAAGCAGGGGGTCAGCGACAACGGGTCGAGCCTCGGCGAGTTGATGAAAACCGTGCGAGAACTCGGTGGCAAGGCACGCCCAGCCGACTCGTTTGAGGATGCCGTCAATGCTGCGAAGGCGGGTGCTGCCCTCATCGTCTGGGTGCAGGCGCCGATCGGCTATCCAGCGCAGGCGCTCTCCAAGTGGCACCGCAACTGGGCGTCATACTGGGAGAAGAAAGATCCGAAGGTGCTCGCCGCAGGCTACGGCCATATGACTTCGGCATCCTACGACTCTGACGCGCAGACTTTTCAGTTCGCCGATCCGACTTTTGACGAGAAACTGCCAAAGGAGCAGTTCGCTGTTCCGATCACGCAGCAAGACCTGAAGGCGATCGCCTCAGGCAAGCCTGGATCACCCGCATCTCACATCGTCATCGTGACGAAGAAGGAGAAAGAATGAGCAAGTTCAAGGCGTTCCTAGATACAACCTCGGTGGACGAGGCGATCGTTGACTTCCTCCGCACCGGCTTGAGCACGGCCATCGCCGTCAGCCTCGGCTTGGGCATCCCCCTGATGGACATCTCTGGCGGCGACTTCCGCACGATCATCTCCGCCTCGCTCGCCGCAGGGCTACAGGTGCTGCAGACATACCTCGACCCGAGCAACGACCGCTACGGACTCAAGACGAAGCCCAAGAAGTAGTGCCACACACTTGGCATAGGTAGGGCGGTATGTTGGTGATCGCGGCAGAAGCCGCTAGTGGAAGGAGGCAATCACCGTGTCTAGACTCGAGGCTGCTCTTGAAGCGGCAGAACAGACGAAAAAAGGGCCACAGTGCTCAGTCGCGGCGCTACTCGGCAAGGTGGATCAAGACGAGCGAAAAGCGTTGGTGGCAGCACTTGCAGATCCGACTCGCAACCGGCGCATCCTCTCCGAAGCGATCCGCAACGCCTACAAGGTAGAGATCGCACAGGAGACCCTCTCACGCCATATGCGGCGCCACTGTAGGTGCCCACGATGAGCGAGATTGAGAAGGCACTAGACGCAACGCAGGCATACGAAGAACTGCGAGCGGCACACAATCGGGCGCTCCGATCGCTATCAAAGCGCGAGGCGGATCAGGCGGAACTCGTGGAGGCGGTCTACCGCGCTGCGAAAGACGCCGCGCTCGGGATGAAGATCCCCGCCGTGCCAGCACCGAAGCCGTCGGGCAAGCCCGGCACGCCAGAGACCCTGACGATCCTGCTTGGTGACTGGCAGTTGGGCAAGAACTCTGAGACTTACAACATAGATGTCGCCAAGCAGCGCATTGACCTGCTCGCGAAAAAGATCGCGCGCCTGATCGAGTTGCACGGCGTGCCGGTGAGCGAGATCCAATGCGCGCTCCTCGGGGATTTCGTGGAGAGCGACGGCAATATCTTTCCGTCACAGGCATATGAGGTTGAGCAGGGTGGCCTCTATGTGCAGATCTTTGAGGGTGCAGCGATGCTTGCGCAGTTTGTGCGCGCGATGGCAGCACTCGGCAAGAAGGTCACCGTTCGTGGCGCCATCGGCAATCACGGACGACTCGGACGCTATGGCGATCACAGCAATGAGTCCAACGCTGACGCGATCCTATACCGCGTGGCGAAGGATCTCGTGAAAGACGAGAAGCGCATTGACTGGAAGGAATCGCTGACGATGGGCGGTCGTCACTGGTACGACACGCTCGACCTGCCAGGCGGCAAGAGGGCGATGCTGGTGCACGGCGATCAGTTCCGTGGTGGAGCGTTCGGCCTGCCGTATTACGCGATCGCGAAGCGAGCGCAGGGATGGAACCTCAGCGTCGCACCATTTGACGCGCTGTTCTATGGGCACTGGCATACGCCGGTGCGCCTCGTCTTGAGTGACGGAGCGCATACCGTGTGGGGCAATGCGAGCATCGAGTCGTCCAACCGATATGCCCAAGAGTGGCTGGCAGCCTCTGGGACTCCAGCACAGTGGGCAATCTTCTTCGGCAAGGACGGCCCAACCGCTGAGTATCTCGTGCGGCTAGACGATTGTCACGGTGGCACGCTGATCCTCGGACTCGACCTGCGGAGTGGCGATGTGGTCGTCCACGAGCACAAGATCTGCCTATCGTGCCTCAGCGTGGTCGTGCACCTCGCGCTGGAGAATCAGTTGGATCAGGAGGAATGACTATGCCGGCTCGCCTTCGGGCGGTCGGCCCAGGGCTGGAGGGGTGGGGCGCGAGCCTCCCGCGACCCCCTCTCCAGCCCGCCAAGACCCCCCTGTTTGAGCACGAAACAGGGGGCTTGACGGGGGGAGGGTACGGGCGTACCTTATAGGGGTCAGGAGAGAGAGGGGCAGATGCCCCGACTGACATAGGGGGAACAAATGAACGGACTAGCAGAGGCAACAAAGGTGACCGCTGAGGCAGCGAAGATGGCAAAAGCAAAAGGCTGGGCGGTCAAGAACTATCGCTCGATGTCGCACCGCCGTGGTGTCGCATACGAGGCAGATCTCTATCTCAATAGCAAGAAGGTCGGATGGGTTGAGTGTCAGGGCATCGGCGATGGCGCCGCTGCGAGGTTCCTCAACGACAACCGTGATGCTGAGAAACTCTTCCTTGACTGCGCGCACACGGCGTTCAGTGGGACGGAGTTTGAGTTCCTCGCCGACGAGTTTTTCGTAGAGGCGGTCTTGGAAGCGAGCGGCAAGTGATGCCAAAGATCAGTCTCAGCGACTTCATCATCATCACAGCGCAGGATGATGAGGTCGCCAGTGCATTCGCGAAAGCGCTGGAGCGAAAGATCAACGAAGCGCCCAAGAAAAAGGCGCGCAAGTCAAAAAAGGAGGCAAAGTGAAAACGATGATCCTAGATGGACTCGCACTCGCGACATTCATCGCAGGGGTGATCCTGCTCCTAGCAGCGGGGTCTATGCGATGAGACTCAACAGAAGGACGCAGCCACAGGTCTATAAGCGAGTGGCGATCAGGACGCGATATCTTGGCGAGCAGAGCGAGCGCGCTGATCGGTTGACGGATATCGCCATCGGTATCTTGGGGTTCTGGCTACTCGTCGTGCTGTTCGTGGTGCTGGGCTAATGCCCACCTACGAATATCGCTGCGGCGAGTGTGGCGCTCGCGAGGAGCATACGCACTCAATGCATCAAACCTACACGCCGCGATGCGCGAAGTGTGGCCGATGGATGCGGATGCTCTATACGCCGGCGGCGGTGATTTACAACGGCGATGGATTCGCTAAGAAAGATCGGAAGAAGGCGGCGAAGTGAGGCACGCATCCTTCTTCAGTGGCGTCGGCGGTCTCGACCTCGGGTTTGAGCGCGCTGGCATCCACACCGTCAGCGTGAGCGAGATAGATCCATACGCCAACGCGGTGTTGGCAGAGCGGTTCCCAGACGCTCCGAATCTGGGGAGCATCACGGAGGTGGACGCGAATGACATCCCAGAGGCAGACATCTGGAGTGGAGGATTCCCTTGCCAAGACCTCAGCGTCGCAGGCAAGCGAGCTGGATTCGCAGGCAAGCGATCCAGCCTCGCCTTCACCTTCCTTGACCTTGTGGAGCAGCGACGACCTCGGTGGCTTGTGCTGGAGAATGTCCCTGGGCTCTTCAGTTCCAACAAAGGGGCTGACTTCGGACGGCTTCTCTATGAAATGGAACAACTCGGGTATGGCGTATCGTGGCGAACTTTGGACGCTCGATACTTCGGAGTCGCCCAACGACGCCGAAGAGTGTTCATTGTCGCAAGTCTTGAATCCGACCGCGCCGGCGAGGTTCTCCTTGAGTGCGAAGGCTGCGAGCGGCATCCTTCGCCGAGCCAACCGAAGAGGCAAGGTGCTTCCAGCGGCGTTAGAGACGGCTCTGGAGTCGCTAGCACTCTCCAAGCCCACTACGCCAAATGGGTTGATTCAGAAGGAGCAGGAGGGAATCAACTTGTCATCGGTGCGTCGCCTGACGCCGACGGAGTGCGAACGGCTAATGGGCTGGCCAGACGGTTGGACGATCAGCCAGTCTTGGTTGGATCGCTAACTGGTGGAGGTCTTGATTCCCCGCAATCTGAACGAATCTTTGGGACCGATGGTCAGGCTCCGACGATTGACACAGGAAGGGCAGTGCCAACGGTCTTTCGTAAGTCAGCACGAGCACAAACGAACGAGGACTCAGAGACTTGGGTTGAAGGAGATGTCGCCAACACGCTGAACTCGTTTGACGTGGGCGACGTTCGGACGACGCACGCCATTGTAGGTGGCACGCAAGACGAGGATGATCTGCTCCCAGTCGGTCTGGATTCACACCGCTACCGCTGCTGCGGCAACGGCGTGGTGGCTCCAGTCGCCGAATGGATTGGCAGGAGGATCGTAGAAGTAGATCGCCGATGGCGAGAGGAGGGCAAGTGAGCAAGCAATACGAGTTCGTGAAGGCAGAGCAGCGCAGTCCAGAGTGGTTCGCACTTCGGGCTGACGGCATCACGGCGACCGAAGCGGCGGTGATCGCGGGATTGTCGCCGTACAAGACGGCTTACCAATTGTGGGCAGAAAAGCTCGGGAAATACACGCCAGATCCAGTGGGCGCTGCTGCGATTCGCGGCATCCTGCTGGAGAACACGGTGGCTGAGTTTTACGAGATGGAGACTGGCCGCGAGTTGCGCCGCAGCAACGGCATTGTCCGATTGAAGGAGATGCCGTGGGTGATGGCGTCGCTCGACCGCACCATCGTTGGCGAGGACGGCTTGGTGGAAATCAAGACCAGCACCTCACCACGCTGGAGTCTGTACCCAGTTCCGCCAGAGGTTGAGGCGCAAGTCCAATGGCAGATGTTCGTGACCGGCGCACCGTGGTGCGACGTTGCGGCGCTGCTCGGTGGACTTGTCTTCCGCATTGAGCGCGTAGAGGCTGATCTGGACTACCAGACCAACCTTTACCGCAAGGCGGTGGAGTTCCGCAATCTGCTCGCAAGTCAGACGCCACCAACGCTGAGTGGCGAGGACAGCGACGCGCTGGCTGCGGTCGTGCCGCAGACCAGCGAGGAATGGAATCAGGCTGACTCTGGCATTGAGCGAGTAGCGCAGCTCTACGCCGAGAAGAAGTACGAGGCGACGCTGCTCGATCAGGAGTTGCAGAACCTCGCCATCAGCCTGAAGGAAGGCATCGGCGAGAAGGCGGGACTGATCGGCAACGGCTGGTCAGCGACCTGGAGGCAGAACAAGGCGACGGTCAAGACGGACTGGGAGAAAGTTGCAGAGACCCTGCAAGCAGTCGCGCCGGAAACCTACGCCGAAGCGGTCAAGCGCCACACCGCAGAAAAGTCTGGTGCGCGAGTCTTTAGGTTCAAGACAGAGGAGGGATCGTGAGCAAGAAAATCAGCGAGGCGCTGCTGGCGCCATTCGAGGAAAAGGACCTCAAGCATCGGCCTGGGCGTTCTGGGATGACGTACACATACGCAGATGTGCGCGCCATTGATGGTCGGCTTGATGAAGTGTTCGGAACGATGGGATGGTCGTTCTCGTGGGAGTTGATTGACGCAGCCACAGCGGTTGTCCGTGGTCGGCTGATTGTGACCTACGAGGGCGTGACGAAAACGGTTGAGGAGGCTGGCTATCCCAACGCTGCTGGCCGCGATGAGGAGCCCCTGAAGTCCAGCGTGACAGACAGTCGTCGCCGCGCAGCAGCCGTGTTAGGGATTGGCAGAAGCCTCTACAGCCCCGAAAAGGCGTCAGGTGGTGCTGGGATACCACTTGGCAAGGTTCCGCGCCTCTCCGTGGCTCCTAGACCCATCTCCGTTGATTCTACGGAGGGGTCTGGGACGGCTTCGGACGACGCGATCCTTGCGGCAAAGGCTGCAATGCTCTTTGCCGAGAATGTCGGCGGGGAATTTTGTAGCCACGGCGAAGCGTGGACGCTCAAGCCTGGCGGCGTGAGCAAGGCAACTGGCAAGCCGTACAACCCATTCTGGGCGGCGTCACACAAGACGCCTGACGGCGGCTGGTGCAAGGACAAGCCAAGCCGCGAGTTTGTGGCGAAGAACTCGCCTGCGCCGGCGGCGCCGAAGTTGGTGCCTGAAGACAGCCTTGAAGACTTGCCGTTCTAACGGCTGAGAGGAGGACAACGTGAATCTTTGGATCAAGTGGTCAGCACAAGCACACAAGGATGCCGTCATCAGCAGCTTGACCGACACGCAGTTCCGCGCCTTCATCACGATCCTTGAGGTGGCGAAGGGGATGCGGAAAGGTGGCGAGTTCCGCGACCGAACGCACTTGGCAACGGTGATTGGGCCGAGGCTTGGACGCGCCATCCCTCGACTCATTGCCGAGGGTCTCTTGGAGGTGTCTCAAGGCGGTCTCGTGACCGTCTCGAACTGGTCTCGATGGCAAGTCGACCCGACGTCGGCTCAACGAGTGGCTAAGCACCGTGCTCAAAATGGGTCTGAGCAACGTTACAGTAACGCGCTAGAGAAGAGTAGAGTAGAGAAGAGTAGAGAAGAGAAGACTCTTACTAACGGAATCGGCATCAAATCTTTTGGTGTAATCTCGAGAGGGGGAGCACGATGAACGAGCAACAGTTGCTTGAGCACTTGAAAGAAACGACGGTGCCAAACCTTGAGCGGATGGAGTATGGATTCAGCCACTGGGACTGCACGGCGTGGTACGACACGCCGATGGGACGAGTGGACTTTATCTTGGAGTTGAAATGCCGAGAGACGCACTACCCTGAGCTGCTCATTGAGCAGGTGAAGTGGGACTGGCTCTTGGAAGAGGCTGGCAAGCGATCCGCTCGACCGGCATACATCAACAGCACGCCACGAGGCATCTACGCTTGGGACCTGTATCGCATCAAAGAGCCGATCTGGGAGGAGCGCATTCTGCCAGCGACGACCAACTTTGAGAACCGCGATCAGATCCGCAAAGTGGTCGGCTTTCTGCCGATCACTGAGGCGATGGTGCTCTCGTGAGGAGCGTGGCGTTTCTTGGGCCGCAAGGAAGCGGCAAGACCACGATTGGCTCGCTCTTGGTCGAGCACCGTGGCTATCAGCGGCACGGCATTGCCGACGCCATCAAGCACATTGCGGAGATGGCGTATCCAGCACTCACCAAGAGCGACACGCTGACGGTGCGGCG